ACAAGCGAATCTGGAGCAGTGTGCCCTCAAGGGCTAGATAGCCAGCAACAAATTCTCTTTGATGGGGCGACCAGTGACGCATTTACTGTTTATTCAGAGCTCTTGCTTTTAGGTATTAACAAAGAAGATGCTAGAGCAGTACTACCAATATCAACAAAGACAAATATCGTAGTCACAATGAAAGTTCAATACTTCAAGCACTTCCTAGAAATGCGTACCACAAAACATGCTCAAGAAGAGATCAGGAACTTGGCATTTGAGATGGCGCGTCTAGCTAGGGAGGCAAACAGCTTCTTCGATTGGGGGTTCGCGAATGGGCAAGCGTAGACATAAGGCAAGAGTAACTAGACAGGACATACAAGAGCTGTACGTCAACGAGCGACTCCCTCTGAGAGAAGTTGCCGCAAAGCTCAATACCACTCAGACAACCATAATGAACAAGGTGCGTGAGTATGGATTTGAGCTCAGGGACAAAAGCTCAGCAAGGTTGCTAGCCATAGACACTGGAAGAATCGTATACCCGCGCAAGCACCACTTCGACAAAACATTCTTCGACGAGATTGGCCATGAGCAAGCATATGCAATGGGTATAATCTGGGCGGGAGGGTACATAGCAGAGAACGGGCTAAACATAATGTGCGGAGATTCCAGCGTTGACGTATGCTCTAAGCTAAAAGAGCTCCTTGGGATGGACCCTCTCCCATATTACATAGACTCCACAAAGCAAACGCCGATGTGGAACTCAGTAGTTACTAGCGCGGACTTGAGACGTAGGCTAATGGAGCTCGGGCTACAATACGGATCACATGCATACATTGCGTTGCCAAAATTACCAGACGAACTACACGCAGACTTCGTGCGCGGGTGGTGGGAAAGGAGAGGATTCTCTGCAGTATCTAACAGAATTCTTACAAAGCTAAACCCAATGGCGTTTCCAGACACAGAGATGTTCTATTGGAACACGGGCATTTTCTACAGCTCGTTTGAGCACACTGACGATATCGAGAGGGCTTACCATGTCTTGTACGACGGGTTGCACCCAAGGCTATTCGTTCCCAGAAGAAGAGATATGTTTATTGAAAGTGAAACTGCTAGAGCAAAAGATAAAGATCTTAGAGAGCTGTATAATGCACTCGTTGACTTACCGATCACTCCCGACAGATCCACTTCAGATATTCATACGTGGGAGGGCACCGTACTTACTGGAAAGATTTGAACGGAGTAGGAACACTGATTAGATTTAATCGAATTAACGTTCACAAAGCTTGATAGATTTGTTACAATAGTAGTGTTATCAGGGCGGTATCATTCAACGATGCCGCCCATATTTTACCCCTCAAAGGACAGACAAATGTTTTTCAAGAACAGGCTAGCCAAGCACCTTGGCACAGACGAGCAAATTCTCGCATTATCAGCAAGCGGAGTTAACGCACTATTTAAGCAACAAATACAACCGTGCGATATGCGCGGTGTGTGGAAATTTGACGATCTAATAGATGCGTCCATCGTAGCGAACAAATGCGACCTTGAAGGAAATCCGCTATGGAAGCAGGCTGTTGTCTACGTATATGTGATGTGCCCATCGACTCATTCGATATTCACATATAGACGCAACAGAGGCGACGCGCGCCTGAGCAGGCTGTATTCTATTGGCGTTGGCGGGCATGTGAATCTCAATGATATAATGGTGGGGGGCGACTTCTATGATGCCATATATCGCGCCGCGAACAGAGAGCTTGATGAGGAAGTGGAATTCGGCTCGGCTGGCACACTACAATACACATACATCATCAATGACAACTCAAATTCAGTAGGCAAAGACCATGTTGGCATTGTAATGAAGACAATGGTAGCTGGTGAGGCGTATAGGCTAAATGAGCCTGACGCATTTATCGAAGAGCACTGTGGGTTTGTGTCGATAGAGGATCTGGGTAATTTAGAATACGAGAGCTGGTCACGGCTTTTGGTTAATGAGATAACAAGGTAGGTTGAATGTTCAAGAATAGTTCCGTCGTAGAGAAGTTGTTACGTGATAGATATTACACAGAGCATGAGTCATCGTGGGAGCAAATAGCGCAGCGTGTATCTAGGTACGTTGCGTCTGCTGGGGTAGTACGTGGAGAAGATACCCTGACAGATATTAAGACTAACGAAGCAATCTTCTACGATGCTATTATGCGTAGATACATTATCCCTAACAGCCCGACCTTGTTCTCGGCTGGATTCAACACTTCCGTGTCGCTTTTATACAAAGACATTAGCGAGATGTCGCTTAGCGATTACCAAGAGATATACGACTCACGGCGTAGTAATGGGTCATTGAGCGCTTGCTTTGTCCTCGGCATAGAAGATAGTATGGAATCAATCTATACAGCTCTCAGAGAAATGGCGCTAGTAACCCAGAGCGGCGGAGGAGTCGGGTTTGACTTCTCAAAGCTCCGCCCTAAAGGGTGTGCTGTTAATGGAGCAGGGGGAGTCAGCTCAGGGCCACTTTCTTTCATGAAAGTCTTTGACGTATCTGCCGACGCAATCAAACAGGGCGGAAAGCGCAGAGCTGCCTTAATGGGCATACTGGACTACGACCATCCAGACGCAATGGACTTTATCAGCGCCAAAAAGGACAATGATGGCAAGAGCGTACTAAGTTACTTCAACATCTCATTAGACATAAACCCAGACGAGTTCATTAGATTGCTAGACGAGGACGGCGACGTAGTATTTACTCATGAGAAATCTGGGGACATAGGGACAATCAACGCTCGTGAATACCTGCATATGATTGCAGAGAATGCATGGAAGACTGGCGATCCTGGGATAGTGTTCACGAGCAGGCACAATGAGTACAGCGCGTATTCGAATACAATGCCGTGTGATGCTACTAACCCTTGCCAGCCAGCATTCGCTACAGTATTAACGCCTTCTGGTATTAGACAATTCAAAGATATAGATACTGGTAGTGTTATATGGTCTGGTAATGCGTGGACAACAGTGGCGCGTAAATTGCGCACGGGCACAAAAGACGTGTATGTCTACGGCACAACGTCAGGGAGATTTGTAGGCACAGAAAACCATCGCGTTGTAACTAAACATGGAAAACTAAACGTATCTGAGGCACATGAGATTCTTGTCGGCGGTGGCGTGTGCTCATTAGCTAGCGAGCTTGACCCGCAAGACGTGATGGATGGATTAGTTATCGGTGACGGGTCTGTCCATGCGGCCAGCAATAACAAGGTCGTTCTATACATTGGAGAAAATGATCTTTCGTACTTTGATTCAGAGATATCTGATCTTCTCAATAATTTCCCAGGAATCCACGTATACGATAGAGAAAAAGGCACTGGCGCGTGGACTATTACAACAACTGTGCGGGCAGACGAGTTACCGAGGACATACAACAGAACTATCCCAGAGAGATTCTATCAGGGAGATGAAAAGAAGGTAAGGGGTTTCCTGCGTGGATTATATTCTGCGAACGGGTGTTCAATATACAGAGGGGATCGCATTGCTAGAGTATCACTAAAGGCGTCTAGCTTGAGCATTATAGAGATGGCGCAAGACATGCTATCGTCCATTGGTATCCGTTCGTATTATACAACTAACAAATCAACAACTGTGAAACATCATAATGGCACATACACAGGGAGACAAAGCTACGATCTGAATATTAGCACGGATCGCGGAATTTTCTTTGCTAAAGTTGGATTTATACAGCCGTATAAATATGGAGAACTTGGCGGTGTACTTAACGGCGACAAGTATGCAACTATCGTATCACGCGAATTACTTGGTAAGTTTGATGTTTATGACATTACCGTAGATTCTCCAGAGCACACATACTGGACTGGCGGGCTAATCGTGTCAAACTGCGGAGAGCAGTTCCTGATGAGTAATGGCTCATGCAACCTAATGGCAATCGACATAGCCAAATGCGGTAGTATACCAGAGATCAATCGCTACGCACGTATTGCCACGCGTTTCCTAGATCACATCATTGATATCAACTCATTCCCTCTGAAGCAAATCGCAGATACGAATTTGCGATATCGCGATATCGGTCTCGGCGTTATGGGCGTGCATGACTATCTCATTGACAAGGACTTGCAATACGGCTCTGAGACTGGCAGGTTAGAGATTGCTCGTGTGATGGCTAATATAACAAACACTGCTTACCTTATCAGCTCTGGGATGGCTCAGAAGTACGGGGCTGCACCAGTGTTCTCTGGGAGTAGATTCATTACAGAGAATTTGTTCAGCCCAATTCGAATGCTTGATCATAATAGCATGGCGGATATTAACAGCAAGCTAAGAATGACCTTTGATATCGTCAGGCGCAACGGCTTGCGGAATATGTCAGTCACAACGATAGCGCCGACGGGATCTACCTCCTTGATTTCTGAGTGCAGTTCTGGGATCGAGCCGGTTTTCCTTTTTGCACATCGTAGGACAATGGTCTCGAAATCTGGGGAAGACGCAGTGTTGAATATGGCACATCTTTCTATCCCAGAGCAATACATTGATCGAGTGCTTGATGGCGAAAGTCTATATGATCTTACTGGAGATGGCAAATACCGCTCCGCACAGGAGATCGCCCCCGAAGACCATCTAATGATGCAGGCGTATGCGCAGGCATATGTAACTAACTCAATTAGTAAAACGATCAATTTGCCAAATAGCGCTACGGTGGAGGATATAGAGCGGATCTATAAACTAGCAATGCGCGGTGGAGTGAAAGGCTTAACTGTGTACCGTGACCAAAGTTTGATGTGGCAACCGCTCGCGAAGCCAGAGAAGAAAGAAATCGCATTTACACTAATGCCAGAGCGCGACAAAGAACTATCTGGATATACCAGAGTCCATAACGACGGCGGGCGCAAGACATACGTTACCGTGAACTTCAATGACGACGTTGAGCCAGTAGAGGTATTCATCAATGGAGACAGCAGGGTAAGCGAGCTTATAGGCAGGATGGTCTCTATGGCATTGCGACATGGTGTAACGCCAGAAAAGGTCGTTAACCAGCTCATCAAAACTGGCGGGTATGCAGCAGAGATAGGAGAGATACTCTATAAAATGATGGTGAATGCATATGAAGACAGGCCACTGATAGAGTATGAGTGGGAAAAGACGTCATATGGATTCTCAGTCAATAGCAGGGGTGATATTAAGTGCCCGTCGTGTGGCGGGATTAATACAATTCATATGACTGAATCCTGCGTCTTATGCAGCAGCTGTGGATATTCGCTCTGTAATGCATAAAGCGACTGTGTACATATAACATTTAACGTTGCACTACCTTCAGCCTCTAGTTTATACTATACATAAATTGGAGGCTGAAATCATATGGTTAAACACACGATAGAAGAAATCAAAGAATTAGCTCGCGCAAAAGGTGGCGAATGTTTATCAGATAAATATATTAGTACGAGAACAAAATTAACTTTTAAGTGCTCTAAGGGGCATATATGGGAAGCAATACCGCAGGGTATTTTATACACCGACACATGGTGCCGAGTATGCGCCGGGCACGTAGTCACGCTGGAGGACTTGCAAAAGATTGCCGCAGAAAGAGGCGGAGAATGTCTGTCAAATGAGTATGAGGGCCACCAGATAAAATTGTTATGGCGATGCTCCAGGGGCCATGAATGGCTCACTACTCCTAGCTTAATTAAACAAGGCAAATGGTGCCCGCAATGCTATGCGGAACGATATGGGAGAAGCCTTATTAAATACGCGATAGAGGATATGCGCTCTATGGCTGCGCAGCGCGGCGGGGAATGCCTATCTAGTGAATATATCAATAGCACAACAAAGTTATTATGGCGATGCAAGCACGGGCACGAATTCTATGCCCATAGCGCCAGCGTCAGAAGTGGCAGATGGTGTAAGAAATGCGCGGGAGTTGCTAATGCCAAGATACACAGGAAGCATACAATAGAAGAAATGCGCGGGCTCGCCGCAGAGCGCGGGGGAGAATGCCTATCTAACAAATATGTGAATACGCTCACAAAGCTGCGCTGGAGATGCTCTAAGGGACATGAATGGCGAACTGCGGCGCAGAATATTTTATATCGCGACCAATGGTGCCCGATATGCTGCAAAATAGGATATAGAGAGGGCGTTTTCCGTAACGCAATTGAAAATATAACAGGGCGCCCGTTCCATTCTATTAGGCCAGCATGGCTAAGAAATCGTCATGGCTATGTATTAGAGATAGATGGATTCAATGAAGAACTGATGCTTGGATTTGAATATCAGGGCCAGCAACATTTTGAATACATCCCAAGATTTCATGGCAAAAAAGGCAGTGGTAAACTTGCTCGGCAACAGCAGAACGACTATGACAAAAAGATCGCACTTCAGGAGCGCGGTATTAAAATGCTATATCCAGATTACAGATTAGACGTGACAAAGTTCGATAGCTTTATCCGCGAGAGACTCCCAGCATATAGCCAATAACACAAAAAATCAGGGGAGCCCGATTAAGGACTCCCCTTTTTTAGTTTAGCACAATGCAATTGTCAATCCTGAGTATCTTCTCCCACTCTGGATGCCTATGCCCAGTCTCATAGCACTCAATTGCTATACCGCCCCTTTGGAACCTAGCGTTGAAGGCTCCGCTCTTGCTGAATTTCAGATAGCAGTTCTCGCCAACGTCCTCAGAGAGTCTTTCCCTGAGATTATCATACGAGTTATTATTCAGCCAGTCGGGTATGATGTCTGGGTTCTCTGGCTTTTTCTCGCTGTCTGCAAGCATCGCGTCGAAGTCAAACTTAAACCGCTTCGCTGACCCGTCAGACTCCTCGATGTATGCATGTGGCATTTCCTCAATGATCTCAGCCATCTTCACGTAGATATTAGACTTGCTGATATTAGCAATGGCGGACATATCATTATATGTCAACCACTCCATCTCATGCTCTGTGCAATATGTCTGGAACTCAATGATGCGTTTAGTCCACGTTTTTGTTAAACTTTTTGACATTATTCCCCCACGTTAGAATCGAAAACAAAACACAGATCACCAAATGCAGCAACCCACACACAGACATCGCCCATCCACCAGCGAGCCCCATGATACCCAGATACCAATAAAAGATTGTCGCCGCAGCGAACATTACTGCAATTATACCACCGAACATTTTATCTCCTCACAGTGCTGGCGACATAGGCGCGCCGTCTTGATTGTACCATCCACTACCAATCCACCTTTGGTCTGCAACTCCCTGATCTGAGAAGGTCCATGAGCACATTCCGTCGAGTGTATTACGCTCACGCAGGAAATCATCTAGATACCACACATAATCACCCCAGCTATCCGCGTCATACAGATGCCACCCGTCGTCGCCGACAACGAAGCCATTGATTACAGGGAATGTAAGGTCTCGCATATGAGACGGACTATACACACCACCCTCTGTAGAAATGGTGATAGGGACGACGCCAAGCTCTTCGTAAAAGCGTTCCTGCATATGCTCATAGTACATAATGCAGAAGTCGTCTACGTATCCATTCTGTTCTGGGTTGAAATCGAAAGGTTTATTGAACGGGCTGACGTGTACGGCAAGCCAGATCTTTCCTTGCTCCGCATACGATTTGAATTCTTCATAATAATGGTCAACAGTCCAATCCAAAATCTTGTTAAACCACATCACGCCAGACACAGTTTGATTGACAGCCCCTCGGTCTGTAGGCGCCATTGCCGGGAATGCGGCCCTGCCGCCGACTCTGATAATGTGCATTGCATCATCCCACCAAGATTGCGCTAGTGTATTAACCTGACTAGAATTATGCCAGTCAGCATTAGCCATCTCAATGTTGGGCTCATTCATCCCCTCAATGTATTCTCCACCAGCCGCAACAACCTCAGCTGCATGCAGAACGACTCTTGGGTTCCTTCCAGGAAGGTGAGAGCCGGGCTCATAAAGCCTAACGACAGGCTCAATGCCTGAATCCTTTAGAACACGAACCCATGTTAGCACGCCGTGATTACCATTATACAAGAGCTTATACCAATGAGGAGTTTCTCTAAGAGAACGCAGCCTCGCGACCTCATTATCCATTCCGTTAACCGGCGCTGATAGAATTGGGGCAGCGTGTACGCCAGTGACATATGAGGCAGACGGGCGCCACATATTCACGAAAGTATTTTTCCAGTTACCGCTAACCGAAGATGCCCAGCCGGGGCACTCAGTAACGGTCCAGTCCATATGCCCAGTGATATCATTATCTGAGATCTGCATCTCAGAATGATCGACAGCCCAATTAGCAACCTCGACCATAGACTGCAACTGTGCTAGTGTGGGGGCTGTTAAGTCTAGCCTGCCAACGACACCAACTGACAAATGATAATTAGGATAATCTGTATGGTCATGGTAGCAAGCCCACTCCAGCTCATTGGCCTTAACGATCTCGCCGTCTTCCATAATCCACAAAGTATATGGCTGCGAAGGTCGGCCAACGCCATCCTTCTCGTATATATACCAATCCATATCGGCGGGATCTACGGTTCCATATGTATGGTGGAATGTGAGTGCGTCAATTTCACTAACGCTACGCTGTATCCATCCGCCTGGGAACTCAGGGATATCAGTCCTATATGGCAGCTCGCTTGTGACATCACGATCCCAAATCACGTCAGGAGGCGGAGCTCCCATGAACTCCACCTCAATACGCGGATCAATATCAGCAGCCCAGGCTATCCAAGCGGGATGGTCTTTATACGCACGATCCCATACAGCCATTACCACTTCCATGCCAGCGTCAAGTAGCTCAGTTGCCCAAGACACAGCGTCTGTGGCAGCCGGGCCAACTGTTTGCTGAGTCTCTGCGCAGATAGCATAGATCTCGAAGCGCCGCTCAAGTGAGATATCTGCCTCGACTACATTATAGCGCTTATCATACGGCGCTACTGGCAGCTCGCACTCTGGAGGCAGCGGTTCAGTTTCTGGAGGAAGTGCGTTTTCCCTGCCATGTACTGCAAGCATCATATCGCACAGCTCTGACCACATAGAGCGCATATCATATCGCGACCAGCCCTCGCCCATTGAGAACCCAGATAGGCCGAGGCAGTAGTACAACTCAGACATCGCGTCGTCCGCTTTCGCAAATTCAGTAGTCAGACTCTCGACTGTCGGATACTCTGGGTGACCCCAAATACCACTATTGCCAATCTCTGTAACCGAGTACTCTGTGAATATGAATGGGAGAACGCAGTTGTTTGGGATAAGGATTTCGTCGTACAGTTGTATCGGGCGCAGTAGATGAGATTCCCATTCTGCTGGATACATACTTCTGCAGTACGCATGCAGGCTGAGAATGTGCCCGCTATACTCGGCTAACTGGAAGAACTCAGTCTGCTCCCAGATCTCGCGCCAGTCCTCGATCTCTGGAACGCCGGTGGAGTAAGACATAAGCGCGAGCTTAATGCCCCAGCTATTGGCGATATACATACATTCAACTGCAAACTCAGCCATTGGTATATGGCTGGGCGGGTCTTGTTCATTCCAGAGCTCCCAGTACTCTACAACATCCTTATATTCATCAATGATAGGCTTGAGGCTTTCCATATAAGCCGAAGCGCTGGAGTTGAAGTCTGGACCCTCGATGTTGATATTGGGGTCAGTCCCGTGCATTAGGCGCACGATGAACTTAGTAGTTGGGGAGAGAGCTTTGAGGTTGCGAACTGCCAGCATATCTTTTGCATAAGGAGCCACGATCTTGCAGTACGGCAGCGGGCTACCCTCTTCAGACATGCGCATGAGAATATCATACGACCCAGCTTCTCCTACACCATGGGGATGCCACTTAGAGCCAGTCTTGATTACAGGGTAATCATAATCGACGTCTTCTGGTGGCCCTGGCGGCGAAGCTTCCCCAATTTCTTCAAGGGAGAACTTAGTCATATAGCGGTCATTATGATGATTACGCCAGCGATTATCGCACCAGGAGAACACTGTGATCTTATCCGATTCTGCTGTAACAGTAACGCCTGGCAGCTCAGAGTATTCGTTATAGACGGCGTATGGCTCAGACCATACTACATTAGGGCTAAATGGACTCACCCCGCCAGTAGGGTCAATGCCAATCTTGAAAGACACTGATTGCAACATGTCTCGATGTTTCTGATCGTCCGCAAACTCAGCGTCGATATCAGCCCAAGACATTGCAAACGGGCCGTATCCAACCCCGTCAGAATACAACGGGTCATGATCGTCGCTGCTCCAAGCGTGCGACCATCCGCCGAGAGTGTACTTATTGCCAGGGGTAGTCGCTGCCTGTTGGTAAATGCCGCCGCGACTGGTAGCATTCGTATTGAAGAATGCAATACCGCGCGCGTCTCCGCACCAGCGCTCTGGGTATATCTTATTATCGACACTTCCCTCTGTTAACTTGACTTCTGGGACAATCCATCCAGCCTCATTCGCAAGATCCCACGGCGGCCTAAATTCCTCGGCGTGCTCAAACCATATCTCCCAATGCTCTGGGCGAGTAAGTTGGTGGCGTAGGTTAGTTGTATAGAATTCTTGATTTGGATCGCTGGTCGTCCAGCACCAAGTACGATGTGGATCATCTTCAGCAACATAGACTAGATCAGGGTTCAACAACAAGTTCGTCATCGCTCTCCTCTGGCGGGTTTAGTAGCCGCCTCTGCTTATCAATCAAACGATCAAGTAAATCTCGGTCTTCTCTCAATGCACTCACGGCCTTGTTCTCACCCTGCGCCAGCGTCTTTTCTTCTCCAGTATCCACATCTCCATAATAATAGTATGAGCCGCGTTTGTACGCAACGTCTCCGTAGTTAAACAATTCCCTTGCTACATCAATACCAAATCCATCAGTGATCTTAAACGTAGCAGATCCCCATGAGATGCCCACATTCTTCTGAAGAGTGACCCTAGTCTCGATTCCTATTGGGGGCTCTGGCGGCTTTTTCTTAGAAGGAAAAACTTTCCCAATATAGTCGATCCTGCCGAGGACTGAGCTGTAGAACTTAATTGCATTACCACCAACCATAACAGTCTTCGGGGCGCCGAACCCTTTTGCGCCAAAGTTTGCGGATCTATGGGACGTGAAGATCAAAGAGACATTGTTGCGCTTAACTGGGCTGATAACCTTTTCGAGAATCTCTTTGATTAGCCTTGCCCTGAGACCTGGGTTAGATTCGCCGACCTCGCTCTCCGCGATCCTTTTCGGAGTGAGGGCTGCCATACTGTCGCAGACGATCATAGAGTAATCGCCAGTTTTAGCAAGGTTAATAATCGCCTGCCCTACCTGCTCGCCATACACTTCGTTATAATAATTCAGATCTATTACTGTGAGCTGATCTATATCAACCCCGATCCGCGCAAAGTATTCTGGGTCAAAGCGCAACTCTGTATTAGCAAAGGCGACTAAGCCGTGCTTTTGCGCTTGCGCCATGCACGATGCGACCAGCGTACTCTTACCGCCACCCTCCTTGCCCCAGAATGAGCTAATGAGCCCCTTTGGTATCCCGCACAGCTTGCCTCTTTCGCCTAGAAGTAAGTCCAGGCCGATGCTGCCAGTAGAGATGTATCCGCCAGTGTGTTTGTATTCTTCCCCAGGCAGCTTGATATAGCCCTTATACCTTGCGTTAAGCTTAGTGATTTCTTCTCTCGCTTTAGCCCTAGCAGTTTTGTCTGACATTATACTTCCCTCCAGAACGGATGATACCCAGGGATATCCCAGACGCCATTACCAAGCCATGTTAATTCATACATATCTAGGCCATGGCATTCGTACGGGATAGATTTTCTTCCAAGAGATGTTTCTAGGTCATAGAAAACCTGCAATGGCATTAGCCAAGTCTTGCGCGGGCGTTTCTTACTGCGTATTGTATCTCCAACGCATATCCACAACCACTTCTCGTGACCGTTGTCATCTACAGCCCAAGCCCTCTGGTCTTCTTTGAATTCAGAGAATGCAAAGCTAGAATTGCCAGCTTTGACCTCAACGTCAACATAGCGACCAACGACTCCATCTGGCGGAATGTACACATTCGGAAAATCGAAGACGCCAGCCTTGCTCTGAGGGAACATAAGCTTACCGCAATGCATACAACGCAGCGCGTCCCTGGACTTCACAGCATTGAATCCAAGCAGGCGCATTGACACGCCTGCCTCTTTATCAGCCTGCCCTCTTTCGCGCGCCACTACGGGACGAACCCCGCAGGTCTAACTTCAATCTTATGGACAGCATTAAACAACTTCATATCCCTGAGATCAATAAATCTCACTGACCCACCATTAAATCCCTGTATACCAAACCCTGGGCCGCCGCCGACAACTCCAGCCCAGAGAATCTGCAATATCTCATTATCTCCTGGATGCATAATAAGATCGCCAACCTTGAAATCATGCGGCTCTATAAGAGCACTTTCTTCAGTTTGCAGAATACACCATCCTTATTGATTAATAGAATGCTCTGTGAAGGTCTTCCAGTCTTACGTAGATCCTTAGCTATGAATGGGCTTGTCTCTACAGGCGCACCGTTCGTGACAATCTCAATATCAACATCCTCAAGCATATTATCTGTGTGGAAATGCGCCACGATAATGTAATCAACAAAGCGGATATCACTCGCTGGCATATCTGGATTATCTCGCGCGAGCGCCTTGTCCTCTACGAGCAAAGACGACTGGATGTAATGCCCAGCCTTCGTAAGCCCATACGCAGGCAGTCCCTGATACGAGCGGATACCATCGCCGTGCATAAAGTAGAACCCGTATCCTTGTATCTTATCGTACCAATGCCACGACTCTGAGATAGAAAAGCGGATGTTACTTACCCCTCGGAGGAGAGCCATCATATAATTATAGCCAGCGTAATCCATTGTCTCAGTGGGTATCACGTCAGTCTTAGTCTTTGATAGCCTTGAGTGATTACCAGGCACGGCGATAATAGTGAACTTACAATCTGAGTACTTATCTACCAAGTCTCCGATATATGAAGCCAGAATAGAGAACAGTTGCAGCATCTGAGTTACAATCCCAGACGAAATAACTCGCGCTTGCGTATCACGGATCTCGCTACCCTCAACCATATCTCCAAGCATAGCAAGGTATATATCAATATTGCCATACCTAGAAATCGCAGCCTCAATTGATAAGTCGATCTCGTGGATGTATTCTGCGAGACGCGTCTCTGCAATACGAGTGGAGTATTCCTGATACTCGCCCATCATCTGCTTTGTGGTGTGCTGCCCCCAGTGCCAATCCCCGAACAGGGCCAGCAGAGAAACGCAACTCTGCGAATCTTGAAACTCCGTGATAATATGCGGCTCTGGCATTGAAGTAACAGCGTCTTTAATCGCGTCGGTAATCCAATTTCTATTCGCCAGCATGCGTTGTTGCTTATTTAGCAAGGCTTTCGTTACTCGCCTATGCTCCTTCTCGTCGTAGTTATCCATAAACGAATTGAATGTATCGTCATTAACGGCTCCCTCTAAGAGATCCGCAAACTCCATTACTCCAAACTCCCTCTTGAGGCCATCCCTCAGAGTCCTTCTGGGCATCTCCATTGCCCGAGACAAACTACCCCATCCTTCACAAGTATGCGCTACCTTCTTTGCCTTCGTATAAACGTTGTCCCAACTATATTTGTTAGTCATAAAGCTCCAATGGCCGTTCTGGAAATTCGCTGGTGTAATACCAGTAGAATTCAGTGTGTGTGTAATCGTATCCGTATCTGGAGTGCATTCCCCTGAACAGATACCCAATCCACCCTGCGATCCCCTGAACGATATCGTGGTGCTTACGGCACAGCAATACCATATTCATTGGGCTGATACATTGCTCTAAACCGCCAGTGGCAAAATGAGACTTCGATAGAATCTCATGCACATCGCGCCCTACGGCGCCGCAGACGAAGCATCTCCCATGCTCTCGCTCTATGATAATAGGATCGTACTTTGTTTTCAGCTCTCTAACAATATTTCCTCTGTTTCCCATATGACTATTATAACATATTCTGCATTTAATTCAACCACTTCGTCCAAGGTTCGCATACCTTGAAATTAATGAGACAATGGTCTCATGAAACCCATGGCTCGCCGAGCATTCACAGAGAAGCAGCAAATCATAATGGACTGTATTCTAGCAAGGCTTGGCGTAGTTACGCCACACGACTACCCTGCTATCAGTGCTGCCTCTGGGGCTAGTATCACTTACATAATTTCCATTCTAAACGCCACGTCTAACACCGGCAAGCGCGTCAACGAAGAGATTAACCGCAGGCTAAAGTATCTTCCTATCGCTGATAAGGAACGCCGTATAGGGTACGCACATACCATGCTTCAGGATCAGCTCGACAGACGCATCCGCAATGACGAGCCGCTTACTGACATGGACCCGTTAGACATCCTGGATTACATTCGCAAAGAAGAGGGCTCTCAAGCGCATGGGACAATTGATCAGCGCACGCAAACGATAAACGTATTCGATTTTGGCAAGTATGATGATGACAAGCTAAACTCGCTCATTGCTAAATTACAAGGCGCCATCGACAGCGGAGAAGACGTTACAGAGATTGCTATTGAAGAGGTTGTAGATGCAGAAACAGTCACAGTTATCTCAAGAAGCCCTGACACAGCAGATGCTGATGGACGCATTGAAGGAGAGGGCTCGCAGGATATCTGAAAAAGCACTCAAGGCTCCAGAGACTGACGACGAACTCTACGAATGGATTAGAGATGTACTTGGTTACAAGATAGCCAGGACTACTACAGACCCAGAACACCAAGCTCCATTCCAGTTCATTGCGGACGCATACTTTGAGAGATACCCAACCATGCTGGCGCAAGGCCCGCGCGGTGGCGGCAAGACGCTTGGGTTCGCTATCCTTGAATATGCTCTAATGGTCTTCAAGCCCAATATCTACATCGTCGCTGTTGCTGGATCTCAAGAGCAGGCTATTTCTGGTTACGCATACTTGAGCGGCAACTCTGCTGTGGATGGCGTTACAGGGCTTGTCTACAACAAGCATCTCACGCACTTGCTAGACAGAGAGCCGAGGGTCACTAAGACCGTGCTCTCAAATGGGTCTAGGATAGAGATCCGTACTGGCGGTTCTGAGAAAGCAGTTTCTGGTCCGCACCCACAAGTCCTAATTGTGGACGAGCTCGATCACATTGATCCAGGCCCATTGAATACTGCTCTGCAGATGCCTCAGAGCAACAAGCAATACAAATCAGTTGCGTTGCTTGCGTCGTCACAATACCACACAACTGGCACATTGCAGGATATGCTCGACTCGTCTGAGGACAGAGGGATCAAGACATATCGCTATGATCTATTCGATGTAATGGAGTCGTGCGGAAAACAGTACCCAGACCAATGCGAGGACTGCCCGTTCTATATGTGGAAGAACCCATATACAGGGGCAGAGGAAGAGCTATGCAATGGGAGAATAGCTCAGTCTGACGGGCATTACACATTCAGAGATGCCGTTTCCAAGTTTGCAAACATCAACGCCGAATCATTCGCGCTGCAATCTCTGCTTATGACAGGAGCTTCTCAGGGATTAGTATACTCACAATACTCTAAGCGTAACAAGAAAGCATTTAAGGATACTGAGCACGACATCTCTGCGTGGCGCGCATTCGCTGGTATAGATATGCGCGGGCGCGGTAGAATCGTAGTAATACTTGAGTCACCGCAGACGCTCCCTAACGGAAAGCACAAAAGGTGGGTTGTCAGAGAATGGGCAGACGAGAGCAACACGCCTAGCAAGCTCATTTACGCATGCGCCAGGATAAAGTCAGAGATCCTGGACGAATACGGCTTAGTGATAAGCACATTCTGGGCAGAGAGACCTGCTGGAGACCTTATCAGAGGCTTTCCGAAAAGCCTTAGTGCGCAGACAGTGCCAAAGGAAGTAGGCGGAGTGATATACGGAGTAGCCATCGTAAGAGATTATTTGCTGGACAACTCTGGAGAAATCAGCTTACTTATTGACACCGACCGTTGCCCACAACTTGACGACGCAATGCAAAACTACAAACACAAGAGTCTGAGAAATGGTGGATTTGACAGGAACGCATTTGAGACAAGCAACTCTGACTTCTGCGACGCTCTTAGATACGCCATAGTCGGTGGAGTTAAAGCCGTCACGCACTTGCCAGAGCAAGAAGTCATGAGAACTGAAGAGCGCATGGAATCAATGAGCAGGTCAATAGCTAACATGCCTAGAGAGATAAGTGGCGGGAGATGGAGTCCGTACTAGCGTTAAGGTTTACCTTGGTTCGGTAACGTAATAGAATATTGTTGTGACTAGAAATATACTTGCAGGAGAAACTTATGGAAATTGTTATTCTTACGTGGCTTAGTCAGGCTGCTATTTACCTGTGGTCTTTGTGGTACGTGCAATTCATTTCTTACCACGTACTATTCAATGTTTCCGTAGCATTGCTAACTGCGATCGTGAATGCTGAATTCAAGCTAGCAAAGGTTGGGGAATTTCTCTATCGCAAGCTCCTGCCATACATCGGCCTGCTTGCAGTCGCCGAGGCGTTTGGTGGAGCAATCGGACTAGCTGCGCTAACGCCTGCGGTTATGGTGCTTATTGAAACCAGGCTGGCCGCTGATCTAATGGAGAACCTAAAGATTCTTGGAGTGCCAATCCCGGACGCTATTATCAAAAAGCTAGGCATTGGCGCCGAAGAGTAATCAATGGCGAATTTCAATGAACTTGGCACGCCTGGCACCCTCCAGTTCAACGGAGTAGTCAGCGAGTCGTGGATTAGGGACTTGCGCTCAAGCTCGCGCAAAGTCAAAGTCTTCGATGAGATCAGCAGGCTAGACCCTATCGGTAGCGCCATGCTTAATACCACCAAAATGTTTCTACAAGGCGCACGCCTGCATGTTGAAGACGGCGGTGATACCTCAGCTGATAAAGACAAAGCAGAGTTCTTAGAATACAACCTCCACAATATGTCCAAGTCATTCGAGGACGTGATTGGCGACATAGTATATTTCCTTGTCTACGGGTGGATGGACATGGAGATTGTATACAAAAAGGGCGACGATGGCGGTGTTGAGTGGCGCAAGTGGGCGCCTCGGCACCCAGTTACTTTGGACAAATGGGAATTTGATGAGTCCGGCGGGCTTAGTGGAATGTGGCAGTCGTGGCAGAAGACGGAAGTCTTTATCCCTATTGAGAAGCTGTTGCACTTCACAACCACCGGCGCAGGGAAGAACAACGTAGAGGGGATCAGCTGTTTCGAGGCAGCGTACACTTCGTGGTTTTTCGTCAAGAACCTATCTATCCTAGAGGCAGTAGTTTGCGAGCGCCTATCGGGCACGCCAACAGTTACGCTGCCAGAGAACGCTGACACATCAGAAGGCAGTGAAGACGTTATACGAGCCAAGTCAGTAGCAAGAAACATTAAGCTTGGTGACGATATGGGGTTAACGCTTCCGTATGGCTGGGGTTTCGAGTACAAGATGCCTGCCAACGGGCCTGCTATTAGTATAGGCGAAGTTATCAGGCGCCATCAAGAAGACGAGGCCAGGACGATGATGATGGACTTCATCATGATTGGCAGCGGCGGTGGCTCTTACGCGATGGTTAAGGACAAGTCGTCCCTGTATGTAATCGCTCTGAACACATACCTAGACAAAATAGCTGCCATTATCAACCGCCATGCAGTTCCGCGCTTATTTGAGCTCAACAGCATGCCTGAAACAGACAAGTTGCCAGAGGTATACTTCGACAAGATCTCAAAGATTGATGTTGGCGACTTCGCAACCATCATCAGCTCTCTATTCAATGCAGGCGCAATCACCTACAACATGGAGACTGAGAACCAAGTTAGGCGGATGATCGGCATCGAACAAATAGACGAGCCCGGACTACTACTCAAGCCGAACTTACCTGCGGATCAATCTCCAGGAGAGCCGCCAGAGGGCGAAGACGTACAGGATGTCAAGTTACCTGCAGAGCAAGACACTAAAATGTCTGAGTTCGCAGATTCAATTACAGCTACTTCGGCTGCCGCATTCACGGCGTCAGTCGCGCAGGAAGTACTAAACATCTACGAGCGCGAGTTGGGAGCGCTGCCAGAGGATCTCGCCGGGAAAGACGAAGACGAGTGGGCGGACATCATCGACGTCTATATGGACAGGTTCTTAGATGAAGTTAAGGGAAGTCTCGCAGAGGGAATGATTGCTGCGTGGATCAAATTCGTTGGCGACAGCCCACCGCTCGAAGGCTACAAAGCAATTGTTGGCGAGCTGATATTCCAAGCTGATTACCTAGACTCCAGTCTGAGAAAATCTATATCGTCGGCGCTGATAGACAAACTAAGAGAGTTGGGCGGATACGCAACTGACATTATCGCGGACGCGATACGTGGTGTGTTGGCGTCGTTCACATACAGGCTACGGATGTATGCGGGCTCAACGTATAAAATCTTTGGCAACCATGCTACAGCGTGGAGAGCAAAGCTTCGCATCAACAATGTCTTCCCGCGCAACAAAGTGCAGATGGACTGGAAGAACGGGCGGATTCACAGCGATGGCGTGCTTGCAAAGAACATCACAGAGAATGACGAGCGCGTATGCTCTGAGTGCGAAGCTCTAGAAGATCTTGGATGGACAGACCCGCCGAATATCACGCCTATTGGGCAGAGGTTGTGCGGCGGGAACGATCGTTGCTATATCACGTACAAATACCATGGACGAAATTTCTAGCTACATCATAGAGAATGAAGATCTTGCTCAGATTATAGGGTTAGTATTCCTTACCCTCCTCGGGGCGGTAATGGTAATATGCCTATTGTAAGTCGTATCGGCATAGAAATCAACGGGGTCGCATGTGACCTGTTGGCGTCGGCGCGTAAGATGTTTGGAGAGCCTCGTCAGTCTGAGGCATACAGCCTGCAGGAAATGTACCCAACAGTATCTGACAAAGACATTCGCTGGTGGCTTGATAGTCAAAACACATACTCAAAGATCGCAGCTATCCCTTATTCGATTAACAGCATAGAAGAGCTATTACTAGATTACGACGTATACATTATCACTAGCAGAGTGCCAGAGCTACTGAAAGCAACATGCGCGTGGCTGGACTCTAACGGCCTCAGAGATCTGCCTGTAATATGCACAACTAGGAAGATTGTAGAAGCGCGCAATCTAGAGCTGGACTTCTTTGTAGAATCAAATGCAGACGACGCGCGAGTATTATCAGAGATATGCAAGACATTCATTGTTGACAGGCCATACAACAGATTTGGCGCCAGAGATGCAATAAGGATACCTGAGCTGCATCACATTTTCGGACACTTGAGGTAGTTATGAAACAAGAAATATCGGCGAGCACAATAATGAGATACCTATCGCTTATCAGATACCTTGAAGACAATAGCGGGTACGGGAACTATGTAATTACAATGCATGGCAAGAGGCCCGTTAAAATAGCCAAGGTTCAGAAGCAATTTGTGTTAGAAAACTACACAGAACTGCTTTAAGGTTGCGCGTAGTTTACTACTATTGTTAGAATATACATATGGTAACAAAATAATGAAAAACGATCTACGTTTTCTAATTCCATTTGACAGCGACGAGCTTGATGATGGATGGCGATTATTCTTCCCATTCAGGGAAGTACATCACATGGGCATTACCAAGGACTTCACCGCAGAAGATGGTGAGGAGATGGTAATGAACTTCAGGCGGCCAGTCCCAGACTACAAGCTGCCGGTAAACGAACGCCATGATGACAGTGTCGGTATTTACGGATTCGTTAGTGATTTACGAATCTCTGAGCGCGGCGTCGAATGGCTCCCTGAGTTTAGGGAGGGTGCCGTTGACACACTAAGGGACAAGGGCTATCTATATGCCTCTCCAGAAGTGTGGTTCAATGGGTATGAAGACGTAAGCGGGAAATACTACAATAATGTTGCACTGGGCATGGCAATTACACCGCGTCCGAGGCTCGGAGCCGCGACGCTTGTATTTGAGGACGGAAATTGGGTAGAACAAGACAATTCGGAGGAATCTATGTCTGAAGTAAACAACGCCTTGAGCGAGGACAACGTTGAGCAGATGAAGCAGATTGCAGAGGACGCTGTGAAGCTGAATCTAGGCAGCTGGTTTATGGATCTGTTCAAGCGCGAACCCGCAAGCGAGGAAGATGAAGACGAGCCCGGCGATAGCAGCGAAGACACTGATAATGCACAAGAATTTGCTGATCAGCTGCAGACGAAGGATGCTGAGATCACCGCGCTCCAAGAAGCGCTGTCGGAAAAAGACGGCGAGCTAACAGTATACAACGAAGCTCAGGCGAAGGCCGAGCGTGAGTTGCGAATGCTGCAGTTCTCTGAGAAAGCCAGCAAGATTGAAGGCTTACCTGAAGAGGCGACCGACTTCGCAGAAGTTCTTTTGTGGCTTGAGGACAATGACGAGAGTGAAGAGAAGGTATACTTCAATCGCATCGTTAGTGTCCTAGAGACATTGGGGAACCGCGAGAAGATGGCTTCGCTATTCGGAGAAATTGGCCATGAGGGCCACGAAGCCGAGTCTGGCGACTCCAAGATCGAGAAGCTCGTGAAAGAGAAAGAGGCAAATGGAATGTCGCGTGGCGACGCGGTGGTTGCTGTATTTAGTGAACACCCCGATCTGTACGCCGAATACGACACGGAACACGTGAAGAACATTTCTAGTATTGATATTGTAGGAGAAGTTTAATGGCGAAGCAATACACTGGGGTTGATATCCCACTCAAGGCTTACGATGACATGTCGTCCGGTATCTACCATTTCGTTGTAATGAATGGTGACGATACTGCCGACGTGTGCTCCGGGGCCACAGATGTAGTCGTTGGCGTGTTGCAGCATGGCGGGACCACGGGCCAGGGCTGTTCTGTCCGTATCACTGGACACACGAAAATTGAGCTTGGCGAGACCATCACTGCTGGGCAGTTGGTTGGCACGAGCACCACGGGCACGGCGGACACCGTTGTGGCCGGTACAGATACTACCGTCTATGTTGCTGGCATCTGCACTGTTGGCGGAAGCTCCGGCGAAATTGGCGAAATGATTTTGCTGCCGCGCGGTCGGGCACAGTAATAGGAGAATAGAAAATGCCAGTTTATAACCCTTCAGCGTCTGACGTACACGTCAATAAGATGTTGACCGAGATCCTCGTTGGTTACGAGAATCTTGAGTACATCGCAGACCAAATCTTTCCCATCGTTCCTGTCTCAAAGCAGACAGACATTATCCCTGAAGTTGATCAGTCCGCATTCTTCCGCAACCAAGGCGACGTTCCCTTGGGCGAGGCTGATATCCCTGCCGCGATCGGCTACTCGGTAACCACGAGTAACACCTATCGCTGCAACAAGCATGCCCTGCGGCACTTCATCTCCGACGACCGTCGGGCGAACGAAGATGCCCCCTTCAACTCCGATCGCGACGCCACCTTGCTGGTGACGAATGCATTGGCGTTGCAGCGAGAGCGCGCGTTTGTGTCAGATTTCTGGAAGACCAGCGTCTGGACCACGGACAAAACTGGCGGGACGGACTTCGATAAGTTCTCGGACTACGGTTCGAGTGAGCCCGTTGAGGTCATGCGCGAATTCAAGCGCACTATCCGCCGCATGATCGGGCGGAACCCCAACACCTTGGTTTTGGGCGACCTCACGCGCGACGTGCTGATCGACCATCCTGACGTTCTCGAACGCATCAAGTACACCGAGCGCGGCATTGCGACCGTTGACCTTCTGGCGTCCTTGTTTGATATGGACCGCGTGCTGGTTGGCGAGAGCATCTATACTGCTGACGCCGAGGGTACTGCTGAGGCTAGTGTGACTTATACTGCTAGCTGGGACGACGACGCGCTTATGCTTTACCTTCCGCCCCGAGCGAGCATCTTCAACCCCTCCGCCGGATACACCTTCACGTGGAACACCGGAATGGGCAACGGACTGCAGTATGTGCGCAAGTATCGTGACGACGTGCGTGGCGGCGAGTGGATCGAAGTCAAGTCGTACTACGATCAAGTCGCAGTTGTAAAAAATGCTGGGCTCTTCATGTCCGATGCTGTAGACGACGTAAGCTAAGAGATTTTGACGAATGGGAAACTATACTGGTAAATGGGTAGTAGCCAGGAAGTCTTTCGGATACGCCGGTTCACAACGGTATATCGGTGAAGTTTTCCAGCTAAAAGGAATGCGCAACGACGATGCGATTTGGGGGCTCACGGTGGATGGACATCCGAAACTCGGACGATACACTGAGCCCTTCAAAGGAACCCCTGGATCGCTTCCTAGATGCGCTGAATGCGGTAAAACATTCCGTGACCACTCTACATTAGAGACTCACGGGCACAAGATACACGGAGGCAAATAATGCCATTCAAGAAGAGGGGGAGGGTATATCTTCCCAACATGGCCAGCCGCCTAGACTTCTCTAAAGTCAACGTCAATGATAGCAATACTGACGGTGGCGTGATGAAGTTCGGAACCAGCTCAGCGCGCGTGACTGAAGATACAGCGGACATGAAGTTCATGTCTATGTACTTCGACGACGGCGCAACCAGCGGCGACGCTCGCGGTATGTATCTGCGATTGTACGTCTCTGGCGCTGGCGGTGGCGGTGAGGCTCTACGAGTTTTCACAACCGTGGAAAATGTAGCTGGCGCGACTGCGCACGGCGCGCATATTTCACTTAACTTTGGTGCTACTGGCACTATCACTGGGCAGGGCATTGCGAGTCGTAATACTCTGCATTTGCCGGACGTTGCGCTATCAAGCAATGTGACCATGAGCGCTGTCCAGGCTGAGATCTATAGTGACGGTGACGACTCAGACCCTGGCGGCAGCACGATCTTGTCGTATTTCCGCGCGGTGAACGGCGGAAATGCTAACGGTCAATCGGACGTCGATGACGACGCGGTCTTCTTCGATGTGCAAGGCCTGACAGCTGGAGGAGCCAAGACGTTCACGACAGGTCTAACTGGATCCACGGTCGTTGGAAACATGACCGCATCCTTTAAGATTCTAGTGGGCACCACGACATACTACATTCCGCTAGCGACTGCAATTACCTAATAATGGATACGCTTGAGCTGATCCGACAATACATTAGCGGGGCAGAAGCTGCGATCCAAGAACACGAGCGCGGGATGCTTAGAGCTGAGGGTGGTCACATAGCTCTCACGCAGCTCCTAGCACAGCTCGAACAGGAAGAAGCAGAGCCGGAACCAGAAAAGTAGTTAGTAATATGACAAGAGCCCTCACTTAATCGTGGGGGCTTTTCTTGTTTAAGGTTCCCAGTAGTTCCATTGCTATGTATAGTAAGCACAGACCTTCAAGACCTTTCGCTTTAAGGAGACTGAAATGAAAATAGCAGTTGCAACGTGCAGGGAACGCATAGCTTATTGGGAACATACAGATTCTCTGAGAATGGCTCAGAGCCACCTTGGTCAACAGGGAGTAGACTCGATATACATCGTTGACTCACCAACATACATCCATCGTGGGCGAGAGCGGCTAATGAATGGGTTTCTTGAGCAGACAGACGCAGATTATCTCTGTTATGTAGACTCAGACAACACGCTCCCCCCAGAGAGCTTTTGGAACCTAATACAAAACGATGTTGATATTGTCGGGGCAACATACTTTGGGCGCAGGGCTGCTCCAGGAGTTGTGGCATACAGATGGACCAATGAGGAACACACACTGCACAGGGGTATCAGCAAAGAAGTGATGGGGTTCTATCAAGACAATAATGTTCCATCCTTTGCTAAACCAAAATGCATAGACATTGACGCCCAGCATTTATTGGAAGTAGACGTAGTTGGATTCGGTTGCATGATGATCAAAAGGCATGTTATCGAGACAATGAGTGAAGCTTACGAAGAAGTATTCGGCGGACATGGAGAACCTCTCGGAGAGGACTGTATTTTCTGCAAGAGGGCACAAGATTCAGGCTTCAAAGTGCATCTGGACTTATCGGTGCAGTTGGGGCATTTGGTAACTAGGCAAGTAACGATGGCTCATTTTATGGCTATCTCAGATTGGGAGGAAGATTAAATGGCGACGAATGTAAATGGCACTAGGGATTCACAATATGTCATCATCGCAGATGGCGAGACAGACAGCGGAGCCCTTGACTGCAAGACTCTAACTCCGTGGGTGATGTACATACCAGCAGAGTTCGAGGGTACTGGGATATCATTCAAAGTATCTCATGACGACTCAACATACTACGTTCTATACGATCACGACAACGTACAAGTAGCAATGACGGTAGCGGCCAGCAGGGCATATCGTCTACCGACAGACGTTATAGGCGCTAGATACTACAAGGCAGTTGCCGGGACAAGTCAAACTGGTGCATGCAGCATCTATTTTGATCTGCTGTAAGAGGGCCACATGAAAATAAGACCGTGGATGAGGGCGCGTCTTATCGCGACGCTTATGCCAAACGCGCATGTCTCGCCATCTATAAGCCCGTCGGCGAGCCTGAGCCCCAGCGCCAGCGTATCACCTTCTCCGTCAGCAAGCATGAGCCCTAGCTCAAGCGAATCTGCCAGCGCGTCTCCAAGCGAAGCAGGATAAGTAAAGACTATTAAAAAAGAGGTAGGGTGGGATGGCCACTATAACACATCAACATTCCTCATTTCTTAATGGCATTGTTACCATCGAATTCGATGTGAGCACTGCTAATTGGCGCATGTCTCAAATTCGCTGTATCAACAATAGCTCTTATACTGCCAAAGCTACCATCTTTGAGTTAGAAGAGTTACTCTATACGGCCAATGCCCCAGCAGGGCAAACTACCAGTTGGAATACATCAGGCGTACAGCTTGTATGGAACCCTATAGATGAAAATCTTGAAATGGGTGATTATATAATACAAGTTCAATGGCCGAGTGGAGCATAAATGACAACACCAAACACCTTAGCCCTTATTAGTGAATCCGGCCTTTTAGCCAAGGATGATAGCCAGCAGCTTCTTGCACTGGCTGGGGATATGGAACACGCATTCATGACCGCGCAGCGATTCCGCACCAACACTGAGATGCGCGTCTCGGTCCTCAATGACATGAAGCACCCAACGCCGGATGCCAAATACTGGCAGGCTGTTCGTGAACAGGACGTGTTTGTGACCGAGCTCATCAACCTAAGCTATGAGTATCGCAAGACGCTGATAGAGATACGGCGGCTCAGCCGCGATCTTGAGAACGAAGAGGATGACATTGAGCAGGACAGTCTTAGATTGGAAATTGAGCGCCAGGGCTGGATACTGACTATGATGTCGCGCACGGCGCATCATCGTGTACGTGAAATCACTATGTGGTCTGGAATTAAACAAGAACTAGCTCCGCAACTGAAGTTTGGCACCGAAGACGTGAACCGACACCAGCTTGAGGCGATGAACATCCGCTGGAACAACGCAGCACAGTTGGTCAACGAAAGCACCCCGCCTGCCGACGCGCGGAACATCATCGGTCTTGCACAAGCTGCAAAGAAGGCAATGAAATAATATGTCTGGCACCTGGACCTCTGCTAGTGGCCTCAATGTGGCACGGTTCGGTCTTGCCGGTTGCGGTACGCAAGATGCTGGCCTGAGCTTTGGCGGAGATGATGGGGCTGCTTCTGCAACTACCGAAGAGTACAATGGCATTTCTTGGACAGCTAGTAATGACCTCAATGCAACACGATCTCGTCTTGCTGGTTGCGGTACGCAAGGCGCAGGGCTGAGCTTTGGTGGATATGTTACCGGGAACCTTGCAACTACCGAAGAATATGATGGCGTTTCTTGGACAAACAGTAACGACCTCAACACGGCACGATATCATCTTGCCGGTTGCGGTACGCAAGATGCTGGCCTGAGCTTTGGTGGGAATGGCCCTCTCGCAACCACCGAAGAGTATGACGGTGCTTCTTGGACAGCTAGTAATGACCTCAATACAGCACAATATGGTCTTTCTGGCTGTGGCACGCAAGGGGCCGGGCTAAGTTTTGGTGGGGCTGGCCCTTCCGCAGTCACCGAAGAGTACGATGGTGCTTCTTGGACAAACAGTAACAATCTCAATACAGCACGAACTGGCCTCGCCGGTTGTGGCACACAGGGCGCAGGGCTAAGCTTCGGTGGGGAAGGCAGCTCCAATTCTGCTGCCACCGAAGAATACGATGGCACCTCTTGGACAAACAGTAACAATCTCAATACAGCACGAATTTACCTTGCCGGTTGCGGCACACAGGGCGCAGGGCTAAGCTTCGGTGGATATACAGACAACTATTCCGCAACCACCGAATGGTATACTGCCTTGCCATCCAGCACATATTTCTTAGGCACCGACGACAACAAAACCCTCACATATCTGCTCAGCGAAGGTCTTGATGTATCAGTAGTCGTAGACGATCTCATAGTTGCCGCTGTAACAGCTAATACCGATGCCATTGGGACGCTGGTAGTTGTTACTGGGGACACGCTTGTTATAGGAGCCACAACTACAGCGGCCTCAGTAGTAAACTCCGGCGGAGTGGCTACGGCTATTCTAACTGCTCCCGTGACTACTGCCGGGACAATTTCTACGGCGAGGGTAAATGATTTAACCGCTGAAGCGCATGCCGTTGTATTTTATGTAATTAGTGGATTAGACTCTTCTCCGCTTGACAAGACTGCTACCGCAACCGGGTCTGGAACAACAGCAGGATCAGGCCCGACCGACACTCTTAGCCAGGCTGATGAAATAGCAGTCGGCGTTATTGCAATGGAAGAGGAGATAGACGAAAAAGGAACTTGGACTACTGGCGCCGCCTATATTGAAGGGGGTTATGGTGAGGCCACACATGACGATGGCGGCACAAAGTCAAGTACAGTATATGCAACTGTAGAGCAAGTATCAGCAACCACTCCTCTATACGTTGAGCAAACAGCCACCGGCAGTAATGATTGGGCCTCAGCCATTGCGACTTTCAAAATCACTAGCGCCACTGAGTCATCTTCTGTATCTCCCAGTGCAAGCCTGTCTCCCTCAGCGTCCGAGTCAGCATCTGAAAGCGCGAGTGAAAGTGCTAGTGAGAGTGCCTCTGAATCAGCAAGTGAGAGCGCGAGTGAAAGCGCGAGTGTAAGCCCATCGTCTTCCGAATCTGCTTCAGCTTCTGCAAGTGAGTCGGCTTCAGTATCACCCTCAGCATCAGAATCTGCCTCAGCTTCAGCATCCGAGTCGGCTAGTCTTAGTCCAAGTGCCTCTGAGTCCGCTTCCGAAAGTGCTTCCGAAAGCGCTAGTGAATCAGCTAGCTTATCACCGTCAGCATCAGAGAGTGCGTCAGTATCTGCAAGTGAATCGGCGTCTGAGTCGGCATCATTGTCCCAAAGTGCCTCGGCTAGCGCGTCATTATCGCCGTCTGCATCAGAGAGTGCGTCTGTCAGCGCATCAGAAAGCGCTTCGGAATCAGCCTCGCTGTCGCCGTCAGCATCTGAATCAGCCAGCGAAAGTGCTTCAGCCTCTGCTTCATTATCACCTAGCGCCAGCGAGTCAGCGTCTGAATCGGCATCAGCCTCAGCGTCTGAGTCGGCATCAGAGTCAGCAAGCCTAAGTCCTAGTGCTTCTGAGTCGATGTCAGCAAGTGCAAGCGAGTCGGCCAGCCTATCACCGTCAGCATCCGAGTCAGCGTCTGAAAGTGCTAGTGAGAGTGCGTCACTATCTCCATCGGCTTCTGTGTCAGCATCCGAGTCAGCAAGTGAGTCCGCGTCCGAATCAGCTAGCTCCAGCGCGAGCCTCAGCCCCAGCGCATCAGTTAGCCCCTCGGAAAGTAGCAGCGCTTCAGCTAGCGCGTCAGCCAGCGAGAGCGCCTCTGAGTCTGCTAGCGTATCTCCATCTGAGCCTCCAATAGAAATGGAAGTTGTATGGGGTCATGATACTGGCGTTACCGAGGGCACAGTGAGAGACTTCCAAGGGAATTGGGCTGGCACTGGAACTATCATAAATCCCGGCGAGGTAGATATTGAGAAGATTCGCCTTGAGGCAGGCCAGTCTATGGTTTCTGAGGTTGTTAATACTGGAACGGCAGATGTTCAGATTGAACAAAACGTCTACTCAGCAGGCGATGATGTTGACATTGATTATCGACACGGCGATTCAGAGAATAGCTGTATCCTAGCAGGATGGAACAACTATACGAGCTCATTTAGTAGCCTCGGTTATGTTCAGATAAGAATAACGAGCACACTATGAACAATCATGCTGTAGCATACTACCAGGATGGAATTAAACTTAGCGCCGAAGAAGGGTTAGTAGGAGAACCCTCTCGCGGAGTGCAGGCTATTGTCCAAGACCACCCACAAGTTGGGCGTGAAATTATTACTGGCGGCGATTACTTTATCCGTAAGGGCGATCGGTGGATCGCTGTAGATATCAATGGGTTATTTGATTTTTTCATGGATCATCCAGATGTTGCGTTTGGGCGCATGATCAGCGGTGAGGAATATAGCAAGGTCATGGCCATAGTCAATCTTGAGCGGCCAAAGGGCCGTACTGCTATGGAGCGTAAGAAATGACGAACGCTGCCTGGACTCAGGAAGATTGGGCATTTGGCGACGATGATGGCGGTATCAACGCCAACACGTTTGACTCCAACAATACCAATCGTACCGCGCAGGCTGTAGATTCGACATTCCGGCTCCGCTTCGTCATTCAGCAGAGTGGCAAGGATTCACAGGACACGATCCTCACGTTGTATGCCAGCTATGAGGGCGGCGCATACATTCCAGTTACGACAACCTCTAGCTATACTCAATTAGCCAACGACGCCAACGGCATTGCGGACCACGCCACGACCACGCAGGTCATCGGCGACGGCACGTACCTCACCGGCGGCGATTGTGAGGGGTGGGATGACGGCACAACCGACAACCACACCGGCTACCTGGATGACAACAACGGCGAGGAGTACGAGGTCGAGTTTTGCCTAACGATTCCAAATGCAGACGTGGAAAATGGGAACACGCTTGACTATGAGGTCCGTGAATCTGACGGCTCTCAGCTCAACGCCTACGGGACAAGGCCAAGAGCAACAGTATTAGAGGGCGTCGAGTCCTCATCGGTATCGCCTTCCGAATCAGCATCTGAATCAGCATCTGAATCAGCCAGCGAAAGTGCTAGCGAGAGCGCTTCAGAGTCCGCCAGCATTTCACCGTCAGCCAGCGAGAGTGCTTCTGAATCTCCTAGTGAAAGCGCTAGCGAGAGCGCGAGTGCCAGTGCGTCAGAATCGGCGAGCCTATCACCGTCTGCATCGGAGTCAGCCAGCGAGAGCGCCAGCGAGAGCGCGTCCGAGTCCGCGTCGGAATCACCAAGCCTCTCACCATCTGCTAGCGAGAGTGTATCAGAGTCTCCTTCGGAGTCTCCTAGTATTTCGCCGTCCGCTTCAGAATCAGCGAGCTTGTCGCCTTCTGCTTCAGAGAGTGCTTCGGAATCGGCAAGCGAGAGCGTATCTGAAAGCCCCTCTGAATCAGCGAGCCTGTCGCCCTCTGCATCGGAGTCAGCCAGCGAAAGTGCCTCGGAGTCGCCAAGTATTTCACCATCTGCATCTGAATCTCCTAGTGAGAGCGCAAGCGAGAGTGCGAGCGAGAGCGCGTCGGAGTCAGTAAGCGAGAGCTCGTCAGCTTCTTCGTCGCCTAGCGCCAGCGAGTCAGCTTCATTATCACCATCGGCTTCTGCGAGTCCGTCTGCGCCAGCATACGAAGAAGTTGAAGATGTTGTATTGCGATTTCTTACGTCGCCATCGGCTAGCGCAAGCGCGTCAGAAAGCGCGTCCGAATCAGCGAGCGCGTCTGCTAGCGAGAGCTCGTCACTTTCACCAAGCGCAAGCGAAAGTACTTCAGAATCTGCATCTGGATCAGCAAGCGGAAGTGCTTCGGAATCTGCAAGTGAGAGCGCGTCTCTAAGCCCGTCTGCATCTGAAAGCCCAAGCATATCTCCATCAGCATCAGCGTCAGCCAGCGAGAGTCCATCCGAGTCTGCTTCAGAGTCGGCAAGTCTATCGCCGTCGGCATCTGAGTCGGCAAGCCTTTCGCCCTCAGCTAGCTCCAGCGCCAGTGAATCAGCTTCTCTATCGCCCTCTGCGTCAGAGTCACCGAGCGAGAGCGCCAGTGAGTCAGCCAGTGAATCGGCTTCAGAATCGGCCAGTGCCTCGGCCTCGTTGTCACCTTCCGCATCTGCGTCGGCAAGCGAAAGCCCGTCAGAATCTGCATCTGAATCAGCGAGCGCGTCTGCTAGCGAGAGCTCGTCACTTTCACCAAGCGCAAGCGAGAGTCCGTCTTTAAGTCCATCCGCATCAGAATCGCCGTCAGAATCTGCAAGTGAGAGTCCTAGTATATCACCATCGGCATCGGCATCGGCCAGTGAAAGTGCAAGTGCCAGTGCTTCCGAGAGCCCAAGTATTAGCCCGTCAGCTTCAGAGTCAGCGTCTGAGTCTGCTAGTGAGTCAGCTAGTGAGAGCGCGTCGCCAAGCCCAAGCGCTGGGTTCTCTGCGTCTGCCAGTATTTCACCGTCAGCGTCACTAAGCCCTTCTGCGAGCGCGAGTGCTTCCGAGAGTGCGTCAGAGAGCGCCTCAGAAAGTCCTTCTGAATCTCCGAGCCTATCGCCATCGTCCTCAGAATCAGCTAGTGAATCAGCTAGTGAATCTGCGTCGGCAAGTGCTAGTGAATCACCGTCTATTTCACCTTCTGCGTCAGAGTCAGCTTCGGAGTCTGCGAGCGAAAGCCCGTCACTATCGCCGTCTGCGTCAGAATCAAGATCGGCCTCGGCCAGCGAGAGTGCGTCAGAGAGCGCCTCAGAGTCGCCAAGTCTTTCTCAGTCGGCGTCACCATCAAGCTCTGCTAGTGCCTCCGAGAGCTCAAGTCTTTCGCCATCGTCCTCAGAGTCAGTATCTGCTAGCGCGTCAGAATCAGCTAGCTTGTCGCCATCCGCATCTGAGTCGGCAAGCGCATCTTCTAGTGAGAGCGCGTCAGAATCAGCGAGCATATCACCCTCTGCCTCTGAGTCGGCATCTGAATCGGCTAGCGAATCGGCCTCAGATTCAGCTTCTCCTAGCCCGAGCGCTGGCTTCTCAGCAAGCGCAAGTATTTCGCCGTCTGCGTCAGAATCTGCAAGTGAGAGCGCTTCGGCGTCGGCCTCGGAGTCGCCAAGTGAAAGTGCCTCTCTAAGCCCGTCAGCCAGTGAAAGCCCTTCTGAGAGCGCCTCTGCCAGCGAGAGCGCGTCTCCAAGTGAGTCTCCTTCAATCTCGCCGTCGGCATCAGAGAGCGTGTCGGAAAGTCCTTCTGAGTCTGCAAGCATATCGCCGTCAGCATCAGAGAGCGCGAGCGCAAGCGCGTCAGAATCAGCCAGTGCTAGTGCATCATTATCGCCATCGGCTAGCTCGTCGCCAAGCCTATCGCCATCTGCGTCGGCGAGCCCTAGCGAAAGCGCTTCTGAATCGGCAAGCGAGAGCGCGTCATTATCACCTAGCGCAAGCACGTCGGCCTCAGAGTCGTCGTCTGCAAGCGCGTCGTTATCGCCGTCAGCATCAGAGAGTCCTAGCGCAAGCGCATCTGAATCTGCATCTGAATCAGTGTCTGCGAGCGCGTCGCTTTCGCCTTCGGTATCAGCGAGTGCATCAGAATCAGCTTCTGAAAGCGCAAGCCTGTCACAGAGCGCTTCGGCGTCTGTGTCGGCCAGTGCAAGCGAGAGCCCAAGCGAGAGCGCCTCGGAATCAGCGTCGGAATCAGCTAGCCCATCACCAAGCGCGGCTGTTGGTGGCTCGCCTATTATTCAATTAGACGGAATTCATTCCGTGATCTTTGGAGGAGTTGTAGTGCAATGACGAAATTATCGGCAATTATACCAGCTAGAAATGAACGTTTTCTCACACCCACTATTAGGGACTTGCTGGAAAAAGCGCGCGGGGACATTGAGGTTATCGCTGTCTTAGAGGGCTATTGGCCTAGCGATGACGAGATAGTAAATGATCCACGCGTGCATTATCTGCACTTTGCACAACCTCGCGGCATGCGCGGGGCACTAAATGCAGGCGTAGCAATCTCACGCGGCGAATTCGTGATGAAACTAGATGCGCACTGCATGCTATCTGAGGGCTTTGATACAGTGCTAACGAAAGTATGCCGACCTAATTGGGTATGTGTTCCCACTAGGCATAGATTAGAGCCGGTGAAATGGGAGATTAATGATGGCGGGCGTCCGCCGATCAACTACCTATATATGGACGCCAGCAATGACGGTATCAACTTCAAGGAATGGCGACAGAAGAACAAAAACAGAGAGCTTGACGCTATCAGAATTGATGACATTCTGAGTTGCCAGGGCTCGATGTATTTTATGCATCGTAAGTTCTGGGACGAGCTTGAGCTGCTTGACGAAGAACATTACGGGTCTTTTAGAAAAGATCCTCAAGAAGTCAGCTTCAAGGCTTGGACATACGGCGGGCGAGTAGTGAGGGTAAAAGACTGCTGGTATGCGCACCTACACAAAGGGAAGAAATACAGGCGTGGGTATTCAACTAGCCGCCCAGACTGGGACAAGGGAGATGAGTACGTCAAGAAATGGCTAGACGACTCTGCTTGGGATAAGCAGAAAATCCAGTTCGCTCAGGTTATGCAGAAGTTTAGTGATATGCCAGGATGGGAAGCTAAAGAACCAGAGACTACTGATAAGAATTTACCAGACTTGTATCAACACCTAGAAGTTGCTGGCAAGCCATTCAGTAAGCCGCGCCCAGACAAGGCCAGTAGTAGATTCTGGAACGAGGGAAAATGGGAATCATTCGTAGCCCCGTTGCTCCCAGATGTTTGCCAAGGACTGACATTTGTCGAAATGGGGAGTAACGCAGGTCTATTCCTGAAGATTGCCAAAGACGTAGGATTCGAGCGAGTGGCTGGTATCGAGAAGAATAAAACTCCTGTTAAGGAAGGGTTGCTGTTCAGGGACACTATCGGCTATGATTATCAGCTACTCAAGCGCAAATTAGGCAGTCAGTTCCACGAGAAAGGGACGTTTGATATCGACGAACTCCCAGTTGCTGACGTAACCTTGATGTCCACATTCCATTACTATGTAGATATCAACGCCTGGCTCAAATACCTTGATCGGCTAGCGGCCAAGAGTTGCCGCGTGATCATTATTTCCAGGCCCAGTTTGAAGGATGTGCACTGGAGAGCTGGTGCTAGTTACGCAGCCGTATCTGAGTATTTCTCTGATTGGACAGAGGAGGGAAAGATTGAGGGTGTGCCCAAGGAAGGAGATTCTAAACCGCGTGACTTATACAGCGTAGTTTTCAAGAGCCCGACTATACAACGAATACTGATAGACGATATTGATATTAGAGAATCTCCCAATGATCCAATGAACATTGCCATGGCGAACCTTGCTCAGAGAGTAGCCTCTGGAAAACCCTTTGACATCTTTGCAACTGATTATTATCAGAGATGGAAAGAAAGGAAATCTGGGAAATGGTCAGACAGAACCATGCGCAGTTTCGTGCAACTCAAGGTATCTGGCATGCAAAGCGTGGTGTCTGATGGGCTGAAGGACGCCCTAATTGTGGAGAGGGGAACTAATAGATTAATTGACGGCGGGCACAGGCTGGCAATGCTCAGAGCTCTGGGACATAAGAGCGTGATCGTGAGGCCGGTGTGAGGATAAGCGTCTGCATACCGTGTATGAATCGCACCCATGACCTGGAACAGATAATGCCGTCGCTAATTCAGGCTGCTAATAACAGTCCTCCAATTGAGATCGTGATATTAGATTACAACTCTCAAGACCGTCTCGCTGAGTTCATGCAAGAAACCGCGCTGGCTGAATTATTGACAGACAGTAACGAGCTGACCTACAGAAAATACACAGGCCGTGACTACTATCATATGGCGCATGCCAGAAATCTATCAGCGCTGGCGAGTAGTGGAGATTACATACTAATTTCTAGTGCAGATGTTTATATGCTCCCTGATTACTTGAGTATAATGAGAAAGAAAATATCAGAGGGGTATACCTGGCTGCATCACAGTGATAGATTTGTGGGTGTCGTCTGTATAGAGCGTCAGGAATTCATTAGCGCTGGCGGATTCGACGAGAGATTTGAATTCTACGGCAAGGAAGACAAAGACCTAATCGCCCGTCTATTGCGACGCGGCGCCAGCCACACACAAATGCCAGATCTGCTTTCACTAATCCCTACACCGTGGGCAGACAAGCTCATTAACTATCGCGGCAATCCATCGAGGAGCCAAGTGAGCAAATATTCAAAGGCAATCTATCAGAGCAATATAGACAGCGGCGTATTAGTAGTTAACCAAGACAAGGGATGGGGGCTATGGGAATGAAATTCCATCCTAAATATTGCTCATATTTTGCGCCGTTGGTCAAAGCTTTACAGGAAGTAGACGGAGACGTATTAGAGCTTGGGGCCGGGCTAAGCAGCACATTCTTTCTACATTGGATGTGTCTTGACCAGGGGCGGAAGCTGTTCTCATATGATAACGATCCTGTCTTCTATGAAATAGCCAAGAAATGCGAATCAGATTCGCACAAGGTATTTCTAGTTGACCAATGGAGCGAGATTGATATTGAGCGCCCATGGGGAATTGTACTTGTCGATCATGCCCCAGCAATCAGACGCAAAGAAGATGTGCGCAGACTTGCAAATTACGCACAATGCCTTATACTACATGATAGTCAGGGTAGGTCAAGAAAACACTATCATTATGAGGAGATTATACCATTGTTCAAGTATCTATACGGATATGGAAAAGCTTTGCCGCAGACATTAGTGCTGAGTAACTTCGTGGATGTTGGAGCGTGGGCGTGACTACGGTAGTGATTATTGACTTTGCCCACAGCGGCACAACGATGGTGGCTGGCATCTGTGAAATACTGGGAGTCCCAATGGTGATTGGGCCGCTCCATTATCACCCAATGAAGCAGGAGGACAGTGATATTATTGAAGTCCTCTACACACAACCTGACGAGACGGCATTTGCAGCGCTTGTTGAAGAGCGCAATGCCAAATACGATAGCTGGGGATTCAAGCTCCCCGGCGCCTGGAAGCAAGCAGCTTGGCTGAAGAAATATCTACGAGACCCGTTATATATAGTCATTTACAAGGATCTGGTGTCCGTCACGCGGCGACGATTCGGAAAAAGTCGATCGCGCTGGCTGCGGAAGATTAGAAATACAGCGCGCCAGCAAAAAGCATCAACAGACGGTATCTATAAGGCCAAATTAAACCCGCTGCTTATATTGTCGTATCATAGGGCAGTTATTCTTCCGAAGCTATTTGTGCGTAAGATAGCAACTGCGATTGGGTTTAATGGGGATGATGACTTGCTAGACAAAGCCGTAGAATACATACAGCCAAACCTAGAAGGGCCACGGAAATGGTATCCAGAGGTTGGTCCGTGGGTTCAAGAATGAAAACCATTGCCGTCATAGCCTTCGCGCACAGCGGGACAACCATGCTGGCTGGTATCCTAGAGATCTTCGGAGTCCCGATGGTGGGGAATAACTATCTTGGCATGAACTGGGAAGACCAAGACATTATCAAGTCTCTCAAGGGACGCGACGGGAAATTCGCCAAGCTAGTCGAGAGGCGTAATAGACAGCATAGCACCTGGGGATTCAAGCACCCTGGAGCACACAACTTCCTCGACCAACTTGATTATAGCCTGCGTAATCCAATATACCTATCAATATGGAAAGATCCAATGTCGGTTACGCAGAGGCGTAAGGGATATGTCAAAGAGCCATTCGTCCCCAATATGCGGGAGACGTGCTTGAAAATGGATCGGGCGATGGAGCATATTAATGACTCTGGGCTAAATGTTCGTATGCTATCCTATTCCCAAGCGCTGGCAAGGCCGCGTACTTTTGTAGAGAGGCTCGCTAGCATGACTGGGATTGCTGTGACTGGAGCGAAGATAGACGAGGCGGCAAAATTCATCCAGCCCAATAGAACGAACGACTGGCGTAGTAGGTATATGCAAGTCAAGAAGCACAGGGGGGTGTGATGGAGCTGAGCATATTAATTCCCTCACGTAACGAGATGTTTCTTGCGAAAACTATTGAGAATATCTTAGAGAACATCGAGGCTGACACTGAAGTTGTTGCTGTGCTAGACGGCGTTTGGGCAAAGCCACCCATACCTGACCATCCCAGAGTCACATTACTCTACCATCCCAAAAGCGTAGGGCAGCGCGCCGCAACAAACGACGCCGCACGCCTTGCTCGTGGAAGGTACGTAATGAAGCTGGATGCCCATTGTGCAGTTGCTCCTGGCTTTGATCGCATAATGATTGACGACATGCAGGATGACTGGACTATGGTCCCCATTATGAGAAATCTGCATGCCTTTGACTGGGTGTGTAAAGAGTGTGGACATAGACGCTATCAGGGGAGGACTCCTACAGAGTGCCCCGAGTGCGACAATACCACTGAATTCGAGAGAGACGTAGTATGGATTGGCAAGACTAATCCTCAGAGTAGGTCTTACTGCTTTGATCCAGAGCCCCACTTCCAATACTTCAGAGATTTCAGCAAGAGACCAGAAGGCAAGGGGGACATCACTCCCACGATGAGCTTGCAGGGCTCCTGCTTTATGATGACGCTGGAGAAATACTGGGAGCTTGGCATTTGTAATGAGGAGTTTGGGAGCTGGGGCTCGCAAGGAATTGAGGTAGCAGTTAAAACATGGCTGTCTGGCGGAAGCGTCATGGTTAACCACAAAACTTGGTATGCTCATATGTTCAGAACTCAGGGCGGGAGTTTCGGTTTCCCATATCCTATGTCAAAGAAGCAGGTAGGCCGCGCCAAGAAACGGGCGCGGAAGATATTCTTTGAGGGTGAGTTTCCAGGACAAATAAAACCGCTGTCTTGGCTCGTCGAAAGATTTTGGCCCGTGCGCGACTGGACAGATGAAGATCTTGCAAAACTAAAAGAGACAGAAGTTAAATTCGGCCCTGTCGAGGCCGCTACCGTCCAACGAGAGGTTGCTGTGGAGCCCGTGGTTGCCGCAGGGGCCACAAAGGGTATTGTCTACTATACTGACAACCGCCTCGACCCAGCGATCGCTAAGGCGTGTCAGAGGCAGCTTGAGAAGTCTGGACTGCCGATAGTAAGCGTGTCACTCAAGCCGATTGACTTTGGCGAGAACATCGTGTTAGATTTAGAGCGCGGCAACCTAACTATGTTCAAGCAGATACTAGCTGGGCTTGAGGCGATAGACACTGACGTTGTATTCCTAGCCGAACACGACGTTTTATATGCAACTGAGCACTTTAACTTTGACACACCTTCCAATGATGTGGTTTACTATAATCAGAATTCGTGGAAGGTGAATGCAGAAACTGGGCATGCGCTATTCCACTATGCTAGTTCAACATCTGGCCTATGCGCATCGAGAGAGCTGTTGCTAGAACATTATCGCAAACGTGTCCAGATGGTAGAAGAGAATGGGTTTAGCAGGCGCATGGGTTTTGAGCCCGGCACTAACAAGCGCAAAGAGCGCGTGGACGATCTAAGATCAGAAGTCTGGATGTCTGAGATTCCTAACATAGACATCAGGCATGACAAAAACTTAACGCGCAGCAGATGGCGCAAAGACCAATTCCGTAACCAGAAGTATACCAGAGGATGGCAAGAGAGTAGTGAAGTCCCTGGCTGGGGGATTACGGAAGGGAGATTCCAGGAGATACTAGATGGGTTGTCAGAGTAAAGTAATTATCGGTAATAACCTAACATTCAGTGTCACTACGCATACCACAGGAAGCATATTAACAGACGCGGACGGCGCGCCTGCATATCGTGTTTACGAGGACGAGACAGGCACTGCAATTCTGACTGGCACAATGTCCAAGCTAGACGATGCTGGGACGACGGGATTCTACACTGGTCAGATTGCATGCACGGCGGCCAACGGTTTTGAGGACGGTAAGACTTACACCATCTACATCTCCGCAACTGTAAGCAGCGATACTGGCGGGATCTCGTTTGGCTTTGAGGCAATGACTGCAGTATGGAGCACAACGACTCGCGTATTGACTTCATCCAGCACGGCTCCTGGGACTGGGCTATCTGCTTCCGTGTGGACCGTCTATCGTGGCGACACGCTCGACCGCACATTCAGCACGATCGCTGCTGACGGCACTATTACAAAAGTGCAGCTTACGGTGAAGACTCATCCAGACGACGACCAAGACTTGGTAGCTATCCTAATGATAGATAGCACAAGCGATCTTGTATATCTCAACGGCGGATCTCCGAAGTCTGGCTGCACAGGTACATTCAATACTAGCGGAGTCCTTGCAGTCAATGCAACAACAATGTCGAATCTCAAAGCTGGCGAGTACAGCTACGACATACAGGTATGGAGAACGGCAGCCGTCAGCACAATAGAAATTGGGACGATTACCGTCAAGAACGATATCAGCAGGGCAACGGCAGTATAATAATCAATCAAACACAGTGAGGCAATTACATAATGGCTAAGGGAACTCCGAAGAAGAATGGATCAGGGCGTGGCACACGAGTTAATCGCGGTCGCGGCGGATGTAAGTCAACGCGCAAGACTGGGCGTGGACGGAAGAAATAAGCTGGCGCTGGCGGTATGTATTGATTAGGCCAAACACGACTGATAATTGGCGTCAGCAATACAGCCAAGTGAAAAGGGAATAATTATGTTACTCACTCAATATGAAACAACCAGCGAGAGCGTAACGCTCTCCTCCTCTGGCGCGAATAACCAGTTAGCACAGGGGTTCAAAACGCATAGAGATGTCCCTATTGGAAGGGTATATCTTTATCTGGCTATTACAGGTGCCCCCGGCGGATATTTACAGGCGAAGATCTATGACGACGACTCGGCTCCGTCTTCTCAGATAAAGAACGGTGCATCAGATCCAGTTTTGTGCTCTGGCATTACTACAGGGTGGGTATCCTTCGACTTCAATATGGATGCGCGCCCAGAGGTCAATGACGCACAGCAGATGTACATTGTGCTGACGGGCGCAGGTGGGTATTCAGCTGACGGGTCGAATTACATAGCTCTATACGGAGATCAGACCGTTCCGCATTACGTAGACGGGGCTGGGTATACATACGACGCCTCTTGGTCTGCGCTTGGCACAGCCACCGACTTCGCATTCAAGGTATATTCAGGACGTCAGCAATATGTGTACTCTAACCTCAGAGACATTGAGCATCTATCTGCCCCGATGACACAAAGCACTGATAGCAAGCGGTTCAACTTCGACTCCACGCCGTCCATCGAGGCAGTCCTTGACCATGAGGAATCAGTAGCCAGGAAGATAGATTCGTGGCTTACAGGCGCTGGGCTTACTGCCCCTCTAACCTCTAGCTCCGACATTGACGTTATAAGCAGTAGCGCAAACTATTGCGTAGCCCTGGAGTGCGAGTTAATGCATCGTACGGCTGGGTTCTGGACTAAAGAGGGAAATACCAGGGCGGCTGCGTTGCGCAATATGTGCAACGGTCTACGTGAAGATCTCAAAAACAACGGCGTACTCTACAATGCGCTGAAGAACGAGCAGGACAGCTCGCCGATAAGTGGTTCTGATGCGCTTACAGCGGGCCAGATAGATGCAGGCGAGCGCGACGACAGGGCTGCTGATGACGATATTATCCAGCCGACGTTCACGCCTGGACAGTGGGACAACACATAATGTTTACCATTGATATAGACGCTAGCGATATTCAGAGGCTTACGTCTATGGCTAACAGTCTGGAGAGAGCTGCACAGGAAGCTTCTGAGAAAGAGCTGCAATGGCTTGCGAACGAAGTTGTTGTGGCAGAGAAGGCAGCCATTAAAAGAGACATCTCCTATACTGGGGAGCTGGAAAACTCAGTTACGGCAGACGTTAACAAGGCGCTCCTTGAGGCCGCCGTAGGCCCAAGGCTAGCTAATGAGAACAAGATCTGGGCCATTTACTCTGGAGCACCGGCTCCGAGATGGATATCGTTAGGCATACTAAAGAGATGGGCTGCGGACAAGCTGCAGAACGAAAACTTGGGCTCTTACTTGCAAATGGCAATCGCGGGATACATTCCAGGGAGGACGGAAGGCACGAGTGAATGGCAGCGCATACAACGCGGAGACCCTGGGTATCCATTCGACGAAATAACATTAAAGTCATCGCTTATCGACATTGCTGGGCAAGTAGCGGCAGACAAGATAGGCCAATCAATAGTGAGTTTCGCTTATATCTAGTTGGGTGCATTATAAATGTTCAATGAAGACGCAGTAATAGACGCATTAGCAACTGTGATCAAAGAAGAGGAGGATTACTCTACCAGTAATGTATCCCTCGGAGATCCATCGGTATTGGATGGAGGGCATAATACCTGCGTGATTATCAACATCGGGCAGATGAACGTCCTTGACGGCGATGAGCAAGCATACTTTATGAGCTCTGTAGAGTATCTGCCGCTCGTAGAGGTTTACTACCGCTACTCATTTGACGCCGAGGCTCGCGAGAATCTACGCCTAGCCACAGAGAAAGTAATGACACGCATCACGAGTCATCCAACATTGAACGGGACAGCCGTGATATGCAAGTGTATTAATGCAGGTAACGTAGAATATATGGGAGCTATCGACGGGTCTGGCCCATACTACGTGCGCAGGGTTATTCGCGTCAGTGTTATAAAGCTTGAGGCAATGATCTTAAATGAGTAACGATATTATCATTCAGCAAATAGAACTCATCAAGCAGTGGCGAGAGGAAACAACGCACGCGATTGACGAAGAGCGCATGAAGCTTCTATCTGTATTTGATGGCATATCAGAGCCGGTGTACGTAGCCACGATGGACACGTACGAAATCCTATATGCGAATAAAGCCCTGACTAATTTACTCGGCGCAAAGGTGGGTGATATTTGCCATGAGGCGCTTCAGTGCAGAGGCGAGCCGTGCGACTTCTGCTCCAATAAACACCTTGAGAATGTCGGCGATGAATACGTATGGGAATTCAAGAACCTCAAAACGCATCGCTGGTATCGCTGTGTTGACCGCGCAATCAGATGGCCCGACGGAAGAATCGTAAGATTAGAACTCGCCATAGATATCACAGAAATCAAACTCGCCCAAGAACAGCAAGAATCTTGGATATACACACTCCAGAGAGTGATACACTTAACGACAGATGCTATCTAATAATGAAATACAAACAGATTTGGGCAAGCTCACAGAGGCAATCGAAGCACGAAAAGAGGCCGAGCTTGAGCGCAAGCGTGCCGAAGAAGAGCGCATAGAATTAGAGGGCGAGCGCCTGGAAAAGATTAGCGCTAACTCTGAACTACTGCATAGTATTGCCGCCGCAGTAGAATCTCTAGCAATATTAATGGACAGCATTGAACCAACACTAGCATCTCAGAGTAGACAGATTGATATTATCTTTGAGTTTATGCGCATTATCGTTGGTTGGTTGTCCACTCAAGGATACAAGGAAGTCGATCGCCTTGACGACATACTTCGCGACATAGGGAGACAGAGCATGCAGATTGATATCCATGCAGACAGGGACGTGAACACCGGCGACATCGTCGATGGAGAGAATACACACATTGAGCTTGATTGCATCAGCGCGATCCGGCTCATCCAGTCCGAGCTTGAGGAAGGTAATATTGGGCATGCCGAGAAGCTCTTTACCTCATTACCAACAGACGCAGTAGACATTGCTATTGCCGCGCTACAGTCTCCGCTGCTGGCGGCGATGGTAGTGGTGGAGAAGATCGGCGATAAAATCAGGCTAGTTCGTGGATAGGCACAACGTAGCACTGCTCGTCTATAATGAGGAGAAGAGCTTAGGTAAACTCCTCGACCAATTACAAGACCAAAACGTCATTGCTATTATTGATGGGACAGATGGCAGCGTTGATATTGCCAAGTTCTTCGGAGTGGATGTTTTTG